ATCATATCTATCTATCAGAGAAAATGAAGAGTTTACGGTTTCTTTGTGATATACTCCAGAGGTTATCTGACACCCTGTTATGATAGGGGATGTGATTGACTGGATTGAACCTTATTGAGCTGGGTATGCACAAGACGTCAGCCTCAGTAATGAAAGGAAAAGAAAAATCAGTCTCCTACTGTTTATGTGGGAGAAAAAAAGAGAAGCTATAGAATTCCAACCAGATGGCTGTATTGATTATATTTATGATTTAATTTGGGAGAAGCCAATGGGATAAGAAATCAGACTTTTATTTCTTTTTTATACTACAGATGGATGTAAAAATAGATTTGGCTAAATACGCAAAAAAATTAGCAAAGATTGTCATAGACAAGAGTATTATGGAAGATAAAATTTTTGATGTAATTATATCTGATGAAGACAAGGCAAAAGTCTTCTTCCTTGTTTCAGATAAATTAAGAGAGACCGCAGAAGAATATTTATCTTTAATTAAAAAAAGAAAATGCAAGAACTAGAGAATCTCCTTACCTCTCTTGTGGAGAGAGGATGGAAGCCATTCTGAAAAGAAAGGTGCTTTAAGGTAGAGAGTGTTGATAAGAACACCTATGAAGTCAACTGTGGCAATATTGGATATCGCTATTCGCTCAGAGATCTCGTAAGCCTAGAGAGTGGGCTTTGGCAATTTTGTATGGAGAATGGATTGCTTAATAGTCCAGATCAATATCCGCACAAGGATTACCGAGCTAAGAATCCTCGTCCCTATTGAGAGATAAGTTTGAGACGGGACTATTATTATAAGACCGAAGTCTATCAATACCGACTCATAGAATCAGCACTGATTCCTGAGGAGGAACTGGGACAGTTTTTAGTTGATAATATTAAAATACAATGATAGCAAACCAAATACTATGAACATTTGTATGAGTTACATTATGCTTATTTATGTATTCACTAGCAACAGAAGATAGGGCTTGAATATTTGCAACTACAATAGCCTTGGTTGTACTTATAATTACTTACATTATTGTCAATGGCAATGGAGGAATTTAAGGTATGAGATAAGGTAAGATACACTCAAGACTACCTCGATCAGCGAGAGCTTGTAGTTGGGATACCTTATCCGTTTCAAGATATCTATACAATTAAGAGACAACTCACAAGGACTGCTTACTTTGCAGATTGAGAGAAGCCTGAGCATAATGGGAGAATAATCCATCCTCGAGGGATGGAGAAAATAGAAGAATAATTCTGATTTTTATTTTTCTTTTACACTTAGAATGAAATTAAGAATTGTCCAACTTCCCACTGGAGAATACGAAGTTCAGAGATTCTATGATAACAAAAAAGATTCTCCTTATTGGGCTCACTACTACCATAAAGAACCTTGATGACCTTTCCCGATACCTGACCCAAATAAATCAAGATTTTTTACTCTAAAAGCAGCAGAAGCGTTTATTAAAATGCTTTCAGAAAAACCGAAGATTGTAAAGAAATTTGAAATTTAAAAAATCTTATTTATTGAGTCCAGAAACCTAAAAACTCTTAAGGGTTGACTTTATGAAAAATAAGAGTATAAGAAGATCGCTATATTGTTTTTTTTAGTGGTTTTTTATCTATTAAATTCATACAAATGAACGAATTAGAGCAAGTACTATTGCTAAGAATTTTAGTAGAGGGGCAAAATGCTCAACTAGATTCAACGGAGAGCAAAAAACACTTAGCAAGAAGATGATATTACTCAAAACTCCTAGAAAATCTGAGAGCTGATCCGGATTCTGGAAGAGTTATAAATAATATAAGAAATAAACTAGACAATTCTCAAAAAGTTTTTGATTTTGTGGAACGTGTTGTACAAATGTTTATACATACTCGTATAGCACGCACGCAATATTATAGCAATCATCCAACTACCGATTCAATAGATGATGATACAGTTTATATAGATGAGACTTTCGGTATGGGTACATGATTTGTAGCATGAACAGATTACTTTGATTATTCGGAGGAATTGCGCATAAATTCTCGGCTATGAAATGAAGGATATCATATTCTCATTGGACAGGCATCGGGAGAATCATATGTTGAGTATGCAAGAAGACTCCTTGAATGCTATGATAGGGTAAAGGATGGGAATTGAGATATAACAGAAGAAGGACTACTTGCGTTAAATGCTGTCCCATTTAGAGGAGAAGAGATTCAACAATAAAAAAGATCTTAATAGGTACTCCTCTTGCAATCCTCACAATAATCCCTACACTTACAATCACTTTGTACACCGCAGACTCACATACTAGCTGCGGTTTTTTTTGTTAAAAAAGAAAAGAAACCAGACTTTTTAGCCTGATTTCTTCTGATATCTAATAGATCTCTGATAATCTAATGTGACTGCTAGCCTCTGCTCTGCTCCTGGTACCCCACGAGCTACATCAGCTCTTCTTTGTTTGAGTGCTTCTTCTATGGCCGCTCTCTCCTCCTGAAGATTCTCAAAGATCTTCGGGCATCTCAATACAAAATCATAGAAAGAAAGCTTATAAGGCTGGACCCTGATCGCATTTGGTCCTATTCCGCTTCAGCTATTTTTTCAGCTTCAGTTTTGTTCTAATACATATACAAAGCCTCATACAATACGATCTACAATAGCAATATGGCCGTATTTATCTCTGGTTCTTACTATGATATCTCCTTGCATCAGATCATCTGTACCTACTATCTTCTCTCGGCCAGAATTAAAGAGGTTGGCCTGAGGCACTTGCTTTGCGTTTCCGAGCTTTCATATCTTTCAAAATCCAAGTCGCTCAAGATAAAGCTTCGCTAAGTCTACACACTGGAAATTATAAACTCCGTCGTAGTCTATACGCTTATCGAGCCAAGTTTCCTTGAATTTTAACCATGGTCTATTCATCTTGTATGATCTAAAAATCTAAAAATATTTATTGATGAAATCAGTAGCTTTCTTTTTGTCCATATTGTACTGATGATTCTGATTGAGGCAGACTTTACGAAGCATAGAGTTTGCAAAGTTCATCGCTTGCTGCTCATCCTCAGTACCATACTTCCGCTGAGCTGAGATAATTTTTATGGCCTTGCTCACCATGTTTCTGTAATTGAGCTTTGCCATATTCTCCTTATCATCGGCATCAACTACAAGATTTACCCAAGACACCATCTGAGGAATATCTTCAGCTCTGATATAGAAGTATCCACGATCACCGAATTCTTCTCATCGAGAATTTAGGATTTTGATGACTTTGTTCTCATCATCGTAGTCTACACAGGCTACTGCATGAGGAACACTTCCAAGAGTATATTTAGCCACTGGATCGCTAGGAGTAATAGCGTCCCAGTTAATCTTATTAACATTGAGAAGTAGCAAAGCTCCAGCTTTGAGCATGAGCTTGAAGACTTCATAATTGGTTTGGTCTTGCTTAAGGCTTGTGTACTCTCTGATATACCCCATTTCCTTTGCATAGACCAAGGCTTGAGTGGTAGTCAGTGGCCCTTGGATATCTTCAGGATATTTAGAGTTTACAAGAGCAAAGAAGTCTGATCCATTAAGATATTCTCGCTCAAGCCCCTCGGCCTTATACTTTGGATCCTTGAAGCCGTTTATGATAGAGCAGAGAGCGAAAGCAGTACAAGCAGCTTCATCTCTTTGGTTAGGGATTGCCTTAAGTCATTGTCGTCTGTACATGATTTTATACATAAAAAAATAAAAGAAAAACCTGAGTCTTATTCAGGCTTTTTTGGTGCTCACAAATCTCAGAAGTAGTTAGTATTGATCCACTTAGTGATGATATTCAGAACAGGCATTGCAAGTCCAATAATGACAACCTGAAGATCTCCTTTAATACCTGTTAGAGTTGTTGCTAAGAATGCTACTCCTGCATTGAATACTTGCCGACATAATGTTCTAAATGCTTTGTTTTTTCGTAATTCTTGCATGATAATATGAATAGAAGATAAAAACTATCTAATACCTGGTAGGTTTCTCTCAATTTTTGAATCCGTAAATCGCTGCGACAAATTCAGCATCTCTCACTTTCTGAGCTTCTATGAATTCCTTTCTTTGCTCTGCAAGAGCTCTGTTATGGTCTGCTACTATTCAATTGATAGAGCTCAAGAAGTATACCACAAGGAAGATTATACAAATTAGAGCCACAGCCATAATTGCAAGGAAAGTCCCTCTTTCCGTCCTGGTAAGACTTATAGCAGTCTCTCAAGCTGATTTTATTTCATTTTCTAGTACCATTTTGGGTTATTGAATTATAAATTAAAAACGAATAATAGATTCCTTGCAGTGATCCTTGTCCAACGAATCCAGGACACCAACCACTGCACGGCCAAGACAAGTCAGAGTTCAGGTTTCTTGATTCTTTCCAAGAACTGAGCTGATAGTCTCCTGCACTTTGCCAAACTTATATCAGCTCGAAGTAATCAAACAGCGATTGAAGAGATCCCTGCACACTGAGTTCCCTATCTGGTCTATTCCAATAGCTACACTACGGAAGATCCCACCTAAGTATCAGAGTCCCTTCTTGCTCGCTGAGTTCCCACAAGGAAAGAAAAACCTGAATCAGATTTCCCCTAGTGTCCATAAGATCCCCAGCGGTAGCAATACCACCGCCAGAGCTAGGGCTACGATCAGGAGAGCTAGGCTATGCAGAAGGTTCTTCATTTTTTGGTTTAGCAAATAAAGCCTCTACCTCAGGAGGAAACTTAATTCCAGCACCCTTCCATTTTTGGTATTCCGAGCTAGGAAGGTATCCCTTGACATCTGTAATATCAATATGTGAGAGGTAAGTAATACCGTCTTTGGTTATGGTCTGACTCTGAGAGTATGCAAGCCTGACAGCTACGAGCTTATCCCTAAGCTCTTGACTGGAAAGGATGAGAGAATAAGGAATCTCAAAGGTAACATAGTGTGGCTCTTTGGGTTTCTGCTCCTCTAGCCGAGCTTCATATTCCGCATAATCTACGAGCTCAGCTAGCTCTCAATCATTGAGTATTGGATTTAACTCAGTGAAGCCTACAAACTGACCGTTTTTTGTGATTTTATACATAACAACAATTTAAGAAGATAAATCAGATTGAATTTGAATTGTATAATACATACTCGTACTACCTCCTGCAGTATTCCAAGAATAAAGTTCTACATCAATAATCCCTTGAGGTAGGAGAAAGATTATTTCAGATTCTCAATTAGAGTTTCTATTTAGCTCCTGAAGAACTACTCCATTTTTCTTGAGCTTTATTTTTCCAATCGCGTTATTCCCATAGCTACCATCTACTCTTATATTCATCTTACAAAAAGAATTTTTTGGACACTTGAACTGTTTAGTCTCAGTACTATTTCAACTTTTATTCCCAGTGAATGCTACTGTAAATGGTCAAGCCCCTAATCCTCATTCCTCTTTCCAAGTCCTATCTGAATGATAACCAAAGATGGTGAATTCTCACTTCTCCCCCAGAGCAACCGTTTTTCTACAATAAAGTGTCCTTGCTAGTGATTCTCACGGCTTAGCAGATATCTCCCGGTTAATATCAACATCACACCCTGTATAATAAGCTGAATAATTCCCAGAATCTCCTTGAATATAGAGTTCTAATTTTTCAAGCAGTTTTTTCTTTATAATGGTTGTCTTGGTTAATTCGGTTGTTTGGTTGTATCCATAAGTTGCGAGTATCTGATCTCATAACTTCACATGGAATCCTCATGCGGTATTACCGTAGCCAGAGTTTTTCCAATTAGTACATTTTATTTTTATTTTGATTGTAAACTCCTCAGACGGTGTTATAATCTCAGAAATCTGGTTTTTAGGAAAACCATTATTGAAATTATTTCTATTGGGGAGCGTCCACTTTTTCACACCAGAAAACGAAGAACCTCAAAGTCAGAAAATTGCATTAGAATACCATCATTGACTATTACATACAACATTTGCATAGGTTTTATTGTGCTTCTCCTCGGATTCCACACAAATGACACCGTATCCTAGTGATGGATTTTTAGAGACTCCAATACAAAAGTAATTGCTTCCGTTCACTGTTCCGCCTTGTTGTTTGAGAACTATGATGATAAACTCATCTTTCGCAACTGAGATCTCTTTCGAGAGCGTAACAGTTTTCATCTGATAGGCAGTAGTGATTTCACTATACCTTACACTACCAGTAGCCAAAACTTCATTACCTACCACAAATTCTAATCATAGCGAGCTAACTTTCTTTGCTTTTCTGATTTCTACTTCCAAGTTCTGACTTGGTTCTCATACTTTCTTAAGATAGAGCTCTAAAGTATTGAAAGAGACTCCAGTAGATACCCTAGGAATATGAATTCCTTTTGTGAGATTAGTTTCTCAGATTGGGCAATCTGATGCCACTTCAGATACAAGTGGTAAGTGATATTCGTAGGCTTCATCATTTTCTTTGAATACTTCAGCTACGACGGCTTTAATTCAAAGATGGTCTGAAGTTCCTGCCTCCTCTAGCTTCCCTACCTTCTCCTCAGCTTGGGATACCTTCTCCTCTAGGGTAGTGGTTCTCTGAGATACAGAATCAAGATCAGTTTGATTCGCCTTTCCATCAACTTCGGTTTGCAGGTCTTCAATATGCCTAGCAAGTACGAATAAGCTCACAAAATCATCAGCTGAAAAATCTGATGGAGTCGTTCATTCAAAACCCCTCTTTACGGTAAGTTGATCTCAATTTTTAGCTGTTACCTCAATTTTTTCTGACTTTGTAATTTCTCAGTTAGAATTTCTCTTATTGAGAACTACTAAAAACGGAACTCCAGGGAATTTATCACCTTGCCCTTCTTTAACTACGAGAGTAGTTGCTACTGAGGAGATTCCAAACTGTAATTGAGCTTCTGCATTGTCTTTAACTTTATACATTGGCTATTTTTTAGATATAAAATGTTCTAAGGTTTGATAACTATCTAGGGTAACTACAGCAGTATTAGGTCAGTATTGAACCTGCTTTACTATTTTATTTTCTATAATCCAATTAGTGTTCCTCACAGAAACCTTATCTCAAGGTTTAATCTTGTTAAAGGCATACTCATTATTGACTGATACTCTACAACTTTTGACTATAGACTTCTCTTGCAAAAGAGCTTTGAGCCTAAGTTCAGCTGTGGTTATATCTTTGATCTGACTCTCGTCTACCACCAACTCACTGATACCGTAGGTCTTTATTCAGGCTTCATCTTTTATACCTACATTCCCTCAGTCATAATTTAGAGTTATAGCATTGAAGTAATTTGAGCTTTCTTCAGCAATATCTATTTTGAAGCAGTCCAGCCCATAGGTTAATTGATGCTTTTCTCCTACAGAATTGAAGTGAACCACATTTTCTGCATCAATAAAGAGTGTCCGGTCTTTAGTCAGCTTCAACAATTCTTGAAGTAATCAGAGATAAGTCAGATTTTCAACATTGATTGTAATTGTTCACAGATAGTTTTTGATTGCATTCGTCTTAAATCATTGACCAATCTTATCAAAGGCCTCACGAATCAGTTCACTAGGATTTCAGCTTTTTTCTCCGTTTGAATACGGCTTAAATGCTAATAACCCAAGCATTCAGCTTGTCGCAATAACCTGTTTTTCTCAACTTCTATCTGAGAGTTTAGTTATTCAGTTCACAAATCCCTGATAAATTGCCTGAGTTCCTTTATAGATTTTTACTCTATCTCTATGTTGGATCTCTATACTTCAAAAATACTCAAAGTTTAATCCCGAATATCCTCAATTCACACTAGCAGAAAACGAATACCCACAATGCACTAGCTTTTCACTCAGAGTTGTCTTGAATACTCAGTTCCTATCATAAATTTTTATGCTATACATAAGTATCAGAATACTGGATAAATATTTCTGCCTCATATCTTCAATTCATCTCTATTTGTATAGAGCTAGAGCCAATTGCTAGCTCTCCAAATTCTCCTATTCGATCTATTCCATATCTTCCATTTAATGCTACATTGAGTTTCTCTCCATTGATAGTCAAAATATCTCACTCATGCAGTTCTTGGTTGATTTGTAGCACTTTTCATCAAATTGTCAGTTCGACTTTATTCACATTTTCCGCGGACTTAAAGGCAATATAAACCGATGGTTTAGCAGAGTGAGAGCCTGATAGATACTCAATAGTTGTATTAAAGAGAGCATTGATTCATAGAAATCAGAGCTCGTTCGTATGCACTGAATACATAAACGGATCTGATATTTTGAAAGTAATTTCTATCCCTACGGTATTAATTGTCCAACTATTCCTAGGGATAGATAATCCTAACACAACCGCTTTTGTTTTCAAAAGTCAGATTTTTCTTTTAAGTATCAGTGTTTTTTCGCCATTCAGGAGATTTGCTTTGATACGATTGATTTTTTGCTCTAATTCTTGCTGATTCTCAGCTTGGATCCGTCATCTAATAGTTATCTTTTTGCTTTTTATAAGCCAATTACTCAATCCTTGACCGTGAGTAGTGAGTTCGTAGGCTTGGAGATCAAATTCGTTTCCATCATAACTATCTGGTATATTAGAAATTAGAACATCCGAAAAATCATAGTCTCCAAAACCTATTTGATCAATTATGATTGATCAGTTTTTAGGTCTTTGATTGACTCCATACAGAACGGTTCAGTACAAGATTTTTCAGAACATTTCTAATAAGTTCACAAAGATAAATTGCGGTAAATGTCGGTCATAACAGATCTCACTTTTTGAGCAAAGGTTTCCATATCGCTTTCACTACCGATATGAACATCTCAAAATTGCAGAGTAATCTGAGGGCTTGATTGACTAGGAGATTTACTGATTGTTCCATTAACTGCAGGGCGGAAATATTCAGATCCTAATTCATTGATTTTATAAAGTTGACCAGCAAGTACGGCTCATCAGCTAGCACGACCTCCAATAGGTCTCTTAACTGCTGTTGCTTGTTCTCCTCACCCTCACCAAAGGCTAGCAATTGCATCTTTTGCGGCCTTAATTTTGTCCCAAACCGCACTGATTTTGTCTGAAATCCAACCAATAGCAGAACTAGCAATATTTTTGAGTCCGTTGAACATTCCGTCCCAAAGATTAGTTATCGTAGTTTTTATGGTCTCAATAATTCACGGAAGATCTACATTAAAAGCTGAAAATATTCAGATAATGCTATTATACCATGATGAGAATATTCCCTTAAGGCTTTCCCAAGCTCAAGACCAATTTCCAGTGAAAACATTCACAATGAAATCTATGATTCCCCCTAGAATATCTACGCAAGAGGAGATTGAGTTTCAGATTGCCTTAAAGATTGATGCAACAAGATCTCATACTACAGGCAATATTGCAGACATAACCTCTCAAAATCACTCTCGCAAAGGGATAAGAATAGGTTCAAGCTTTTCTCGAACTTCCTGTACAGATTCCCGTATAAGTCCAAAAGCTTCAACAAAAGCAGTTCAAATTTCTTGTAATATTGGCTGTAAATCCTCCCAAAGCTGATTAACAAAGTCTCTGAATCCTCAGAGATTGGTTGCATAGGCCACACCAAGAGCAGTCAACACTCAGATAATAATTCCTATAGGTCAGGTAAGTGCTGAGAATATTGATCAGAGAGAGGATAGTCAACTTATAGATCCTCATATAATACCAGCTAATCCTGAGAACACCCCTTTTAATACTCACCAAGTTGTACTTATCGGTCAAATTGCCATACCGACAGTTCACATAACTACAGCAATACCAGCTAATCCAGCAGTGATTTTTAATATCCAGGCAAGCAATTCAGGATGATCTTGAGCAAAATTTGCCACTTTTTCAGCCAAAGGAGTAATTGCAGTAACAAGGTTTTGTACTACAGGAATCAGAGCATTCCCAATAGCTCCTTTTAGATTATCAATCGCAACAGCGAATTTCTCCATTTTTTCTTTATTGGACAATGGGATGTCTCCCATCGCCTGCATTTCTTTTCTACCATCTGCTATTACTTTATTGATCAGAGCTTGTTTCTTCTCTGCATCAGTTAGTTGAGATGCAGCTTTCCCTATAGATTTTGCATACTCCTCATTGGCTTCAGTAGAATTTACTACAATTCCTAGATTATCAAGAATCATAGCTGATCAACGACCTAGACCAGTCACGATATCATTATAAGCCTGTGTAGTGGTAATACCCATATTCTTTGCCTTAGTTCTAGCAATATCCATAAGAGTCGTAAAATCTCCAGTGTTTTTTGCAACACCAAGAGACATCGCTTTATTTGCCGCAAGAATGAGATCGTATTCAGCAACTGTGCCTTTAGAAGATGTTTTAAGTCAATCAAGGATTGATTTACTATTAAGATTCATGTTTTTAGAAAGCCTATCCATAGCCTCTTGAGCTTCTTGAGTCTGCATTGCTGCCCCCGTAAAGTCTTTAATATGAGTAGTAAGAGAACTAAATACAGATTGCCCTGCATCTTTCAGTTTTGCAAATGATAATTCGTTATTTTTTGCCCAATTCACCAAATTATTCCCAGCATTTTTTAAGGTTGCGGAAGCTTTATCTGTTGCAGAGAGAAGTATTTGGATTGTGTTTTTAACAGCACCCATTCCGAATCGCTTGCTTTTTTGAAATAAAAGTTTATAATTTCATTGTATTTATATCTCTAATACTTTTTGCTATGGATATTATGCATTATCTCTTATACAAGGAGTATTATTCTTGAGCTGAAGCCAAGAGGAGGAATAATTCTGGCAATAGTCTAGTATCTGCTTTGTTTTTTTTAGTATTAAGTTTACTAGGAATTGTAGTCTTCGGTGGTTTAAGTTATTTTTTACGATTTATTTTTTCCCTCTAACTCTATCCTAACAACAATTGCTTGCACTATGTCCATAGGACAATCAAGGTAGTCCTGGTAACTCCATCACATATACTTCATAATTTCTATAGCCTTGATTTCCTCTAATGTAGTTCCTCAAACCCCCTTAAAGAGCTTGGAGTATTCATACTCTAGCTCTTTTTTTTTGTGGAGTTTACAAGCTCATCTATTTTTTTAGCTACAGCTTCATTAAGAAGTGTATAATCTTCAATATTTTCTATATCTAAAATCAGATTTAATATTTTTTCTTTATCAGTCTCTCCATTGATTGAGTAAATAATGAACTTTGCAAGCTGATTTCCGAGCTCAATTTCGTCAATTTCCTTGTTTTGAAATTGAGTATTGATTCTTGCAATTTGCTGAAATTCTCTCACGGTAATCTTTTCTAGAAAAGTGATGTTTAGGTTTCCAATCTGCATGATATTAGAAGGGATATAAAACTATTTTTGGTATAATTAGATAAACAGAAAAAGCAAAAAACAGACTAGTTAGAGGTCTATTTTTAGGACTTTTTTGCCTTGATTTTTTGGTAAGGAAATATAACCTACTGAGTAGTTTTTATTTTTTATTATTATACTATGAAAAAACTTTTCGCCCTTCTCCTTGTGGGAATTTTTAGCTTGGGAACTCTTAGTTTCGCACAGACTCCAGTAGAACAAAAAGCTGATGAGCTAAGAGCGGTTGTAAAACTCATACTTAATCAATCAAAAGATAAACAAAAAGATACTCAATTCGTAAAAGCTCTTTTTGCATGATGCGAACAAACTTGCTCTGATCCTACAATTAAAGAAGCGGCAAAACTTATAAATACTACCTTTGATAAGGATTTTTGACTTACAGCTACTGAGGCAAAAAATCAGACTTATAAACTTATTGAGGTTGTGGATTGAGACACTGTAAGAATCGAGAAAGATGGACAAGTAGTATCTGTTCGTATGATTGGGCTTGATGCTCCAGAAAGCACAACTACGAGATATGGTCATATGGAGTGTTTTGGTAAAGAAGCATCAGCTCATCTTACTGAGCTCCTAAGTTGAGTCTCTCAGATTGAACTAGACATTGATCCTACACAAACCGCAACTGACAAGTACTGAAGACTTCTTGGGTATGTAATAGCAAACGGAGTAAATATGAATCAGAAGATGATTGAAGATGGATATGGATTTGAATACACCTACAATCTCCCTTATAAATATCAATCTGAATTTAAATCTGCTCAAAAAATAGCTTCAGAAAAGAAATTTGGACTTTGGGCTGATGTAGCATGTAAAGGCGAAAGAAAAGCTATTGAAGAGGAATCTAAAAAAGAGACTGAAAAACCATGAAGCTCTGAAGATAACATTTCAAAAGAGGAATATTTTTCATACAAAACATACTACACTTGACCAAAATGAGGTTGTTATTATTGGAGTGGGAATGATAAAGTCTATGTAGATAGGAGTTACTGTTGAAGAAGTACAAGTATTACGACAAGTTCCTCATACAATTCTAGCTCCTCATACAGCTCTTACTCAGATTCTTCATCAGGAAGAATTTGCTATACTGGACCAAGAGGAGGACGCTATTACTACAATAGTAAAGGAAAAAAAGTTTATGGGTGTTAAGCAAGTTCAATAAAAAAAGAAGTCTGGTATCCGACTTCTTTTTCTTTTTACTCAATCAGTGGAATCATATCGCATCTACAGTTAGGATGTAGAGGACTACCAATCACATTTTCATATTCTAGCTTCAATTTCCCCCCATTATTTCCAGTCATTACTGATCCTTTTTTGAAGAAGTCCTCTTGCAGAGCAACTTTTTTTCCGTGCATCTTCCCACAATGCTCACAGACTCTTTCATCAATAGCAGTTCGCCACTGCTTATATTTAACTACGCCAGATTGTTCTCGTGCTGATTGTTCTGCATAAGTTCCAAACCTGATTGCCTCCGTTCTTACGATGGTTTCTAATCTACGACCTTGCAGTTCATCAAAGACTTTCACAAGCTCTTGTTTGATTTCTTCTGGTTGCATATTCCCAGCAAGCCCCATCTCTACGACCTTTCCGATCTTTTCGTCAGTTAGAGCATCAACATTTTTTGCTATGAGCTGAATTTTCTGCTTCAGCTCTTTTTTAATTTTATCAGTATTGATATTAAACTCCAATTCTACACCCAGCTCACTCATTGCTCTTGCTCCCTCTTCAGAGATTAAAGTTTCCAATTCTGGTCTGAGGTAAATATGATAGAGAGCGTAGTATTTGAGCAAGAGCTGATAATCATATTTTTTAAATCCTTTTTTATGCTCTTGCTCAAATTTTTTCAATATATCTTGCTTTTGCTTTTCAAAAATTTTCATAAATCAGGATTTTAGCATTTTTTCGTATTCTGTATTTTTTTTCTGTTTTTGGATCCATCTTTTTTGCATCCATTCTTCAGATCGCTTGATATTCTCCTTAACGATTGTCTGAAAATCTACCGATTTCATACTTATTCAGATGAGTTCTTTTTGTGCCTCCTGTCTTATTTCTGCATTTGTCCCGTCCACAAAGACATCTCCTCACTTGATAGGTTTATATCAGAGCTCTTGTCTGTATTCGTTTCTTGTTATTCCCCCTGCAAAATAGTGATTTCTGATTTCCTCCTCGTCGGTTGGTAATACATTCACAAATTCAAAATTTCAGATTCCTTGGAATAACTGGTCATTAAATACACGAGCAATCTTTTTCGCTAACGGCTCAATACAACGAGAAGAGAAGACCTGATTAAAAGCTTTTACATTACCAACATTTACTCCTTCTCCGATACCTAATACTGCTTTAGGTACTTTATAGATTGCAAGAATTTTATCTCTATCTCGAGACTGCTGAGCAATAAATTCCATCTCTTTTGGAGAGGACTGGAGATTGGCTGGTTTGATACCAAATGGTAAAATCGCCAGCTTACCCGCATTATCAGCTCAACTATGGCGAGCCTCCCAAGAAGCCTTAACTTTTTCTATTTGCTCCTTACTCATTGCCTGTTCTGTTGTGAGTATCATTCCTGGAGGAGTATCGTTATTAAGGAGTGCATAATTCCACTTTTCAATCTCTTTTTCTCCTCTGATGGTCATTGCGATCGCTTGAATTGGACTATAACCTCTTGTGATATACGGATACCTTTGACTAGGATTGAACTCAGCAAAGACCATAACCTCTTCAGGTTGGAGAATAATTTGGTTGCTTCATTCTTGGTATACCCAATTCTTTAAGTATCAGTTACTATCTATTTTAGGGGTAATATTCCATGGTAAAAGCATACTCAAACCAAGCACTTTTCTATTATTCATTACTTTCCATACATAGGCCGTTCCAGTCATCTTCATAAAGATTGCGATATTTTGCAAGAGTTCTGGTGTAATAAAGTCTGAATATTCATGTTTAATCTCCTTGTCTTGTTTATTTGAGATTCTCCAGTTTAATCCTGACAGACTATCAGAAATTGCCGTAATCGCTGCATATTGCCACCCAACAAAAAAATTTATATATTCATGATTTTTGATTGCTTTATCTCAACCAAAACCTCAAAAAAGGGTTAAAAAACCTGATTCAGATTTCTTAAAAATATTTTTTAGTCGAGTAAACATTTTTTTTACATTGAAAGAATAAAATCAGTATGGATTGCCAATAAAACAATTGCATGGAGTGTTGGCCCACTTTCAGTCTCTACACTCTGAATATCTCAACCGACCGCATCAATCTTTAATGCCAATCAGTCTAAATCTGAACGATCAAATCTTTCTATTACCTCATCCAAAATATCACAAAGATTCAACTCTGATTGTCTATTCCCAAGAGTTATTGTCTCTTGAAAAATATTGATCTGGAAAAAATATTGTCTCTGATGATGATTACTATCTAGATTCTGGCTTTCCACTCTATCAAAATTAAAAAAGATTGATGGGAATCAACCAAATTTTTTTGGTATTCCATCAAAGATCTCTGCTACTCCTTCAATCTTTTGTAATTCTAAAAGAATTTTAGATCTTAACTGGTTTATCATCAGAATCTTGTAGTGATTAAAGTATTGATAATCTCAGAGAATCTTTTTTGGATCCTTGTCTCTGAGTTACTCAAAGCCCTATTAAAAAACGGATTCGCTTTCGTTCAAGGGTGTCTGACTGATTTGACTGGATGCGGTACACCTTTCCGAAAAAGTCCTTTTTTCTCCTTCGGTTTAATAAGATGAGCCTTTGTCCCCTCATGAACATAGAGAGCATAAGCGATATTATTATAAATCATAGCATAGTCTGTATAGACTTTACTTCTGATATATTTTCTCAGTATTCATTTATCTACAGGGGCCTCCTTTTTTGCCTCTCACTCAATGAATATTGCAGATTCTTTAAGCCACTTTTCTCTTGCATTTTTTAAATCAAGTTCTCCAAAAGTCTGAAGTTTTTTTGCTACTTCTTCAGCTCAAACAATTTTTAGTATTACATTCATTTCTCCAAAATTACTGTTGTTAAAGCCAAATTTCAGCCCCTCCTCTGTGCGACTCCTTGCACAGAATATTCTTGTCCATCAATTACGATAGTATCGGATTCTCTAACATCTACCCAAGCAGTAATGCTCAGCTTATACATTTTTCAAAACTTTCCAGCCTCCATCAGACGAGAATTCTCTCCAACTGCGGTCAGATAAGCAGGATGTGTAGCAATTGTTTGTTTCTCTCTCGCTATCTTCCCCTCATAGACAAGCCTTTTTACCTCAGCGTTGCAATTAAATAACATCAATAACTCTATATCTATCTAAAAGCACTTTTACTGCATTTGGCACTTCTTCATTACTGAATGTGATTGAATAATCACTTAATCTTTCCGAACTAATACCGAGTTTTTGTGTCGCTTTAATCTTTACGAGATCAATTACTGCAAAAAAGATATCTTGAGGAATTTTATCAGCTTTATCTAAGGAATAGTCTTGGAAAGTGTAGGAATTAACAAATGCAAAAGCTGACTGAACTAAAAGTTCAATCGTTGCTTTGTCTCGTCCACCTCCCAAGACCGTAATACAATTTTGTATCAACTGCTCCTTATTCATCCTTAGTTTCTGCATCTTCAGAAGTTAAAGCCTTATTCTTTGCTTTTTTAACAGTCTTAGTTTCTGCATCTTCAGAAGTTTCCTCTTCTTCAATGAGTTTAACATATTCCTCTCCATAGCTTTCAGCGACTTCTTGTTCAAGTTCTACAACTTCTCCAGCCACTTTACCATCAATTCTACCTTTAATTACTTCGTATTTCATGATATTTCTTATATTAAGAATAAAAAAGAAGGGAGAAATCAGAATTTTATACCTCATTCTCCCAAAAAGATTAAGCGTGAGTCTTGATTACAGCGAACGCTTCATCAGCAAGAGAAATTCCGCATACTCTAGCAGATCCCTTGATTGATTGAATATCTTTCTCCCACTCTCCAGACTTATATCCAACTTCAAAGCTGAGTCCCTTTCTGATTCCAAGAGCAAAATGCTTCAATGCTCCAAATGCGATGAATGGAGTATTAACTGCGATTGATCCACTAGGCATCACATCTGTCAGCTTTACAGGATATCCGAGCAAGAATCCTCTTTCTCCGTTATCAAGTGTTCTATAAAGAGGTCTACCATCACTATCTTTAAGCTTCTCAATAATAGCAATTGCATCTTGGCTAAGGTACCAAGCAGGCTTTGCATTCTCCTTATACTTAAGAGGAACTTTTCTCACTGCATCAATCAAGTTGTCTGCTGTTAATGTTGCAGCATTACCAGTAGTCGTGATCACATTTACATTTTGGAGATTACAAATTCCTTTGATTTTAGAATTTCCACTAGCTGTTCCAGTCAATACTTCTTTATCCAAGAAAGCAGCAAAAGCTTCAGCAAATTCTTCTTGAGCCTTATTCCAAATCTCATCTGCTTCTGCACTATCAGCAATGAGTTCATAGGTTGCTGAGAGAATTGCACCGATCTTTTTAGCTGTCAATTCTTTTCTCTCGTAGTCCATTTTAGTATCTTGGTATGCACCAGCTTCATCTACATAGAATACTTTGAGTCCTGTTTTTCTGAGAATAAAGTATTTTGTGTTAGAGTTCATTTTAGAGATATTACAATCTTTCCAGATTCCGTAGTTTTCCATAAATCTCAATACTCCTTTTTCAAACTCAGGATGAACAAGATATCCACCATCTCCATCAGTGCCAGTATTCATTGCCTTCATTACTGAATCATCTCCACTTCTGAGAGCAACTAATGCACCAATAAAGTCTTTTTTGGTCTGCTCAAGATTTTCTTCAGCATTACCAAATTTTGACTTTTCTACCAAGGTTTTAATCTGTTCCTTGATTTCTTTGATGTCAGTATTTTCTGACAAGTTTAATTCTTTAAGTTTTGCATCTACTGCCGCTTCTACTGCAGCAGGAACTGAATCCTCTAAAGATTTTGCCAACACTTCAGCGATTTGTTTCATTTGTGCTTCGTTCAACATGTTTTTTTACAAAATAAGAATAAAAATCAGATTTTTTAGCCTCTTACGGCTTTTTTGAACATTGCTAGACCTTCATTACCAGCTCTAACGATGCTCTGGAGAGTTTCCTTTGCGATGATATTAGCCTCATCTTTTTGCTTGGTATTGCCATCTACCACAGCTTGCAAGAGAGTCTTTACCTCGTGAATTTCCTCCAATATCTCAGCTTTGAACGCTTCTAATTCAGATTTTTCTTCCTGTATAATTCCCGCCTCGACCCCCTTTTTCATAAGCTGTTTTTGATCAAGACTAAGGGCATTCGGATTGCATGGAACTGCCACAAATGAGAGTTCCAAGAGTTCTGCACTTGTAATAATTCTGCGATTGTCCTCCTGTCTTTGTTTTGGAATAAATCCCACAGAAACCGTTTTTACCATTCCCTCATCATAGAGATCAGCTAACAATACTCCGAGAGGATTGCTTTTACTGAACACTCCTTCAATAATCAATTTTCCATCTTCTACTCAAATTTTTGTTGCCTTACCTACGATATTTTCTATTTGATAATCGTGATTTGCGATTATAACAGGATTTTTCATATAGTTTTCCCAGTCCCATCCAGCAACTTTGATTACTTCTCAGCTTCTATCAGTATCCTCAGTCGAAGCAACCACTCTGAATTTTCTATCAGAATCTTCTCCTTTTATTTCCAAAGAAGAAATCTGATTTTTGATTGCACTTGCTTGTTCCTCACCAATAGATAGGAACTTTGCTTGTAATGTATTCATCATGCATAACGAGAATATAAAATTAGTAATTAGCTTGAGTATTCTTGAGCTTAATTTCTATTGCTTTTTTGGTCTTAACGTCATAATGACCTTTGAATTTTACAGACTGTTTGGTAATATCATCAACAGTATAAGCAGGCGTCCAGTCTGTAATCTGCACTTTACTCAAATCAATTTGTAAAGTGTTATTATGCGTTCCATTGATTGGATGTTTAGTATCCTCAGCCAGCATTCTGAAAGCTTTTGGGATACCATTGAGGAACAAATCCTTGTATGTATTGTTCTCAAAGATCATCTCCATACTACCTTCAATGCTTACTCCTGCATTGATATAATCAATAGGATCGATACTTGATAGGCATTCAATATCTTTAATCTCCTTTTTTATTGATATCGTAACACTCTGGAGACAGATATTCTGAGCAGCATCAAGTTTTGCTATGGTATCAGCGAGATAGACCTTGAGCATATTCGCCACAAAACCTTGCTCGTCTTGGTATTGTACAGTATGTGTAGTGGTTTCTCCTTTTCTGCTTCTGAGTTTGATACTCACAGTCAATTTCCCTCAAACTTCCGCATTGAAATCCATTGACTCAATAATTGCGAGTGGATAACTGCTAGAACCTAGAGGCGAACTTGTTCCAATCGTTAAGGTTGGATGAGTATTACTTTCTAGAAGTGTAAAGGTGTGCTCATGAGCTGGAGCCTTTGCGGTGGTAGCTACCGCACCAAGCAAAGCTTTTAAGAAGAATCAAATACCATTTGGATACACCTGACCTCCAATCGTTCCTTCAGCTCGTTGCTTGGTAACTTCTGAGCCAATAGAGTCCATCAGAGTATCTACCACTCCTGATTCTGATTCTACATTCGCCTTATCAATGAAGGTATTATCAGTCCAAGGCATCCAGTATGCAATATTTGCCTTTTGACCTCTTGTAGATTCTAATCCTACACCAACTCCAACTTTTTTCCCTGTAAAAATTGTCATCTTTTTTGGAATAAAAATAAAATGCTGACTTTATCTCAGTATTGTTTTATATCTCTTATTAAGAAAATCAAAAAAACACCTAGTCCTTGTCCTATTTTTAGGACTTTTTTGTTTGATAAGCTATTTTGATCAGATTTTTTGACTGGTGACTGTACTTATAATAAGTTTCTTTACTCGCCATAAACAAAAACTTCATAATCCATCTTTTGGGTCGCTTTTCCCTATATTTGAGAAAAATAAAGCACTGAAGCTTAAAGCTCTGCTTATAAAAAAGTTCTTGTTTCCCTAGCGGTCGGTCTTGTGGGGGGAGAGGTTCTCGATAAAGAGGATTCAACATTTGTTTTTTTATATGAAGTAAATATCTAATTCTGGAGTTCTGTTGAGTTCAAACCACATCCTCATAGCAATTGCGTCAGAACGGTCTGGACTACGACCAATAAGAGATTTGATTTCGTCTTTACTTATAATTTGCAGTTTCCCTCACTTGTCAGGATTTTTTTGCTTGATCACATCAAGTTCTTCAATGATTAGATCTTTATCATCGCTGTCCATTACGATCAGTTGCATTTTTCAGCTTTCTATAATTTGTTGTAGCTCAAAGTAGCATTGGTCTTTTAGATTTTTGTAGTTTCTAATCTGCTTCTCTTCAGGAGAGAGAATAGGACTAGAATTATTAACAAAACCCTTACATTCCATCTGATCTACTACACCGCCACCGACTCAGTCTTCATCGCAAATAGTATCAGAGTTTTTTACCTGATACTGTCTTTGTAATCAGTGGAGAAAGTTAACAGTTTCTGTGGTTCTATTCTTTTTACGAGTAAATACTCTTCAGATCCATCAGTCCCATACTATTGCTACCGTACTATCGTCCCCAAGCCTTGCAATATCGCAAGTGATATAGTGGGTCCCACTTTCTCATTGGTTCGTAAAGAGATCACAAATATCGTCATACTCATAAAGCTTAGTCGGATCATCATCATAGTCCCAGTTCCCATGGAGGAGCCTCTCCTTAGTAATTTTGTCCGCTCTTTTGAGATTGTCCTCATATTTTTTGTGGTCTATGAATGGATTATCTTTGTAGAGTGAGGGGATAAAGATTCTATCTCTTGGCAAGGTCCCCTCTCTCTGTGGCTTAATAAAGTCATTGTAGAGATGGCACTTCATAGGATTACAGGTCATAATCACTTTTCAGACAAGATTATACTCTCTGATCTTCTCCGTACACCTGGAGAGAATAATATCAATCGCTTTACGGACAACCTGCTGTGCCTCGTCTATAAATCCGTAGGTTATCTCATACGATCCAAGCCAGTTGAACTCAGTATCACTTGGTTGTTGCTTAAGTGGGACAAAAAGTATTTTTGAGCCGTTGTAATAAGTAAGTTCCTTTGTTTGAAAATTGATATTATACTCTCTATCTTGTTGCATACCGTGCTTATTCAACACTTTTATTAACGTTGCAAGTGTAGTTTTCCTCAGATCATCCCATTCACTACGGCCCACTAACCACACAATTCACGGTTTAGCAATACAAGTGAGATTGATGATCTCGCAGACTCCTCGCGACTTTCCTCATCTAGCTCCTCAGCCATAGAGGATCTCCGTAATTCCCCTATCATTGAAAGCTTTTCGGAGCTCTTTTTGTTTTTGGGTGAACTTAGGCTTCAGTATCCTCTGGTGTGACATCAGAAATCTCAATTCATGTAAAACTATATTCCATATTCTCCTGTAGTTGTTTAGGGTTTCTTCAATAACTAGTATTGAGCACAAACTGCACCATCTGAGGATTCATCGTCCCCTCAAGTCCTCCACTTTCTAACACTCGCTCAAAGAAGTTATTGATAGCCTCCACCGTTGCCAAAAAGTCGGGTGCTATCTCATATGATTTCCAAGTTGAGTGGCTCATTCCACCCAAAAAAAGATAGAAGCCCAATTTTGTCGGAATTTTTGTTCGTTTTCGCTGTTCTGATATCGTAAAACTAGTGACAAGGATATTTTCAGAGATTTTTTGAATCTTTGGTCAAAAACGGATATTGTCCCTATCATGAGTTTCTTTCGGGACTTCCTTTGGAACTTTTACGAGTTCCTGGCAACTCGCCAGATAGAGATTAAATAGCTTCCTTAGCTCCTCAGGGGTCTTAAACTTTTCTGGCCTACCTAAAAAAACAGCTCCTTTCGCCTCCTGATCCTTTTGGATGCTGGACCACTTCCTCTTGATTGCACTCTTCTCTTTAGTGGTCTTGTTCTGCTTCTTTGCCATATTCGGAAAATAAAATATAAAAAAACTACAGCCCAAATCTCTCTAGCCAGCTTATCCACCTCTCATAACGCTCGATGTCCTTCTGCAATAATCTGATCTGCTTATTGCATCTCTGTATCGCTGGTAAGCAAACCGTATTCCAGTTCCAGTAGAAGTTGTGCGCTCTGATGGATCGTTTATCGTATTCTAGCTTCTCTCGAAGTTCTAGTTTGTTATCTATTCGCTCTTTGAGGATGTTGGTAAGCATGGCAATAAATGTGTCATTAGATAAAAAATCTGATCCTTCTTCGGCGTAAACCTTAAGTCTTCTTTCTCCTAGACTTTCGGCGGTTGGCCTTAGGTGTGCGGTTTTTTGTCTTCGCTTCGCTCAGGCGAGGCTCGGACTTAACTTGCGGACATATCTGCTTTTTAACCTCTTGTAAACTCTTCTCTGCTGAGGCATTACCCTCGGCATCTAAGCAAGCTTTGCAGAGCTTCTGTTTCCGCCAGATACCCATACCGTACCCGCAACGAGGACAGATGGGAACTTTTGCCTTAATTTCTCACATTTAGTATTGGGGAAAGAGTTAAAAAACTACTGCTTATTGAGATTTTTGAGTTTCCACCAGTAGGATTGAATCATATTAAATCCTATAGGAAACCTCCCCTTGAGTCCTGGTCGGCTCATTGATGGAGTAACAAACATTTTTTTCAAGTTTCCCGTAATAGGAGAGCGCTTCTCTAAAACTTTCCATTGATGGAGCTTGTCGCAGATCTAGTTTATTGAATCCGCAAAGCCAAGCTGGACGGAGGTGTTCCATAATCCTACGATAAAAGAGCACTACACTATCATTTGATCAGTATTTTTCTCTTATTCCAGGATATTGTTCCTTGCTGAGCTTGAAGTAAGGAGGATTGGTAAATACAACTATAGGTTTATTGTCCGCATAAGAACGAGACCGCAGCCATTCACAAAAATCTTCTGCTCACGGTCTCAAAAAATCATAACGATCAACCACTAGTCCCTTTTCCATACAGATTTTCGCATCTTCTTCTTCAAGAGTTGTTCCGAATTTTTCGATATCATCTGGCAAAGCCTCAAGTAAAGCTCACTCTCAACAAGCTGGATCATAAAAAATATAATTATGAAGATCTCAAAGCTCTCTGCTCATATATTCAATAGCTTTTTCTGCTCGCATCCTTGGGGTGTAGAATGCTCAGGTTTCCGATCTCCTTTTTTCTGTTAGTTCCATACTCTATAAAAAAAAATCTAAAAATCTGAACAGATTACCCCTCCCATATGACTATCCCGCATTTCCCTCAGGCGTTTGCGTGCTACTCCACGGTCAACTAAATCCTTAAATATCGCTTTATTTCCTGCCACCATACGGTCCACCCGCTGATGCTGTTCGATGGAATCTACAAACATGATATTCTCTGGATTAAGCCTATACTCAGGATACATTCCCTTTGGCAAAATATGAGCGAACTGAAATGATTGCAGTTCCTCCTCACTATAGATATTGTCCAGTAAATCGGTTTTCTTGGCCCTTTTTTTGAAAATTTGCAAAAAAAGAGAAGATTCTGAGCCACCGTTAGTAACCCTCTCTCTTCTCTTTTTTCAGATTTTTTTAATCATAAGAAAATACTCGCAATAATAAAATTATTACGAGTATATCCGCTACTTTATCTGTAAATCCGAGTTTTAGTCTATTAAAAAATGAGCAAAAATCAAGAGTAATTACAAAATTACTTCCTATTTTTTTGCTTTTTTATGATTTTTCAAATATAATTTTACTCGGATATACAGAGAGTAAAGAATACTCATAATTTTTTACTCTTTTTTTGCAACAAATGAAACTAACACTAGAGCTAATCAATGATTTCTTAACATATTCAAGTCTTAATAATAAACCAAACACTGTCAAACAATTCTGATATGATATCAGGCAATTCTATGAATATATAGGCTTGGATATTGATATTGACTCCATAGACTTAAAAACTTTCTTTGAATATACTCTTTTTCTGAAAAAGATTCCAGTCAACAAAACAAGTATCTATGCTGATAAGTGAGGATATATCTCATGAAGAACAGTCGCGAGAAAGGTTACGGCGGTTAAGAATTTATTTAAGTATTTGAATAAAATACACAATATAGGACTGCTCTCAGAGAGGATTGAGATTCCAAAATATAAAAAAACCAAAGTCGAATATCTGACTCAGGAAGAGATGGATACGTTCCTGAAAAAAATTGAAGAGAAGAAAGAAAATAAAGAAGATAAATTGCGTAATTATCTCCTAGTCAAACTTGCATATACTACGGGGATGAGGCTCTCTGAGATTCTCTCAGTTAAGGCCGAGGATGTCATAAAAGACACAAAAATGGATATTCTGGGCAAGTGAGACAAATGGAGAACTGTATATTACAATAAAGAAATTCAAGATCTAGCTCGTGAATATCTTAAATTCAGAACAACAGAAATCCCAATTAGTAAACGGAGCTGACACACAAGAAAACTTAAAGGAGATTGAAAGCTGCTCTTTATTCGTCACGATGATCCTGGTTTCGGGAAATGAATTAGTAAGTCCAGGGTATGTGGAATCTTTAAGGAATATTCTGAAGAAATCTGAAGGAAGATTCATTGCCACATGCTCCGCCACTCATTCGCCACGACACTGTTAGAATCCAACATTGATATCAGAATTATTCAGGAACTCTTGGGGCATTCGTATATAACGACAACACAAGTCTATACTCATGTATCAGTGAATCTGATGCAGAGGGAACATATGAAGGTTTTTGGAGCTTAAAAGCTCCTTTTTTAACTTTCTGAAAAATTGACTTGCAAAATAAATCCAAACAGTTATAATTCTATCGTTGAATTTGGTTAGTAGTAATACTAATCAAGAAATAATATGTTTAGTCGCCTGTCCCATCCTAAAGATGAGGTCGCCAGTTCAATCCTGGTTCGCGGCTATGTGGTAGCGCGCACCCATGGTAAGGGTAAGGTGGCCAGTTCAATCCTGGTTCGCGGCTATGTATTATTTCTTGGTTATGAAGCTTAAAATATAAGCCTCTATGTATTACTACATAGGGGCTTTTCTGTATATCCAAAACGAGTATATCTTCCCCTTAGTAACTGGAATTCAACAAACCAATACACGGGGTAGTGAAACTAGAATAATTAGCTATAAATAACTTACACTATAAAATCCCCGCTTTGGTCTACCCAGCCACAGCTAAGGCATTCTAGCCAAGGTCGGGGATTATATACTGTAGGTTGTTTTTTATTCTTACCCAAGAATTTAACTCACCCGCTCTCCTATATTTCTCACTCGCAGTAGTTCGAGCAAAGAATTAGGAGAAACTCTATATAAATGTAGGTCAGTATTAGTCTTTTATTCTCTGTGTGGAATCATCACAATGAAGACCTTATTTTTCTTGTTGCCTGCTTTTCTGGCTTGGTTTGCATTCAATCCTACTGGAGCAATAGTGATAGGATCTCTAGGGCTTCTATGTGTGATGATAACCACACACAAGCAAAAACAAAAAAGAAATCTGATTTTATTCCCTGTGAGCAGATAATGAAGCCAACTTTTATCCTCTGTAAAGATCGGATAGAGTATACAAAGGAGATGACAACAGAGGATAAAGCTCAGCTCTTCGATGCGATACTCTTGTATAATAATGATCAACCGATCTGAGAACTCTCCTATGTTGTAAAAGTAGTATTCTCTAAGATGAAAAATTTCTTTGACGAGCAAAATCAAAAATATGAAGAAAAAATCGTCAAAAGAAATAAAGAAAATGGTGCAAAAGGTGGTAGACCACCTAACAAAAAACCGAAAAAAACCACTGGGTTAAAATGAAACCCAAGCAAACCCAAAGAAACCCTTACTGAAACTGATACTGATACTAGTAATTCTCTCTCTAACGAGAGAGAAAATAACTCTAACGAGTTATTAGATACTAGTAATAACTCTCTTTTCATTCTTAAATATAATACACAAACTTGACAAATTGAAAAAACAGAAACAAATATTGTATTGTATGGAAATATGGATTGAGATGTTGAAAAAGTATTAGCAATGATCAAGGGGAATAATGATTGAGCTTTAGACTGAAGTATTAAGTCTAATAGGAATGACGCTAAGAATCTAGCTAAAAAGCTTCAGAAACTCCCAGCAGTTGAGGAATGAAAGACAAACTGGGAAATGGTGCTAGCTATGATCCTCTGAGTCATGAAAGATGACAAATACTACTGATCTAAGCTTTCCTCTCCTAAGGAAATCTATGATAACTTTGGAAAGCTTGTTACTCAATCAAGAATCAAAATCCAAGAGATGCAACAAAAACAGAGAAAAAAATCAAAATGAGTATTTTAGAATTTGAGTTTATGCAGATGTTAATTGATACAAGACTTAAGGAATATAAACAACTTTCGCATATCAATCTTAAGGATTGAAGAGTTCTTACAAGCGAACACACACCGGAAGAACTCTATGATTGGATGGAAGATCATCCTCACATTATGATTGAGTGAGAAGTCCACTCTAAATTCTCTATCGTGAGTATTATACCAATCAATATGGATGATAAGGAGTGATTTATCAAGTCGCAACCTTCTGAAATCCAACAAAAACTCAGAGAAAAAATCAGATTTAGAAAAAGGGAATTAGGAGAGGACACCTCTCTTGACTACCTCAAAAATTATGTAAAAAACCTTTTATCATCTAATGCTTAATGCTTATGAAAACTTCAAAAATCACTGAAATCCTCTCAATAAAAACCCGAGAAGGGAAAAACGGAAAACTCTACTATCATAGCCTCAAACTGGAGAACGGCGAGACAATCAGTCTTGGGAAGAAAAAAGAGAATGCATTCACAGTAGGGCAAGAGATCAGCTATACAGAAACCGTGGATGCCAAGGGGAAAAAGAAGCGATCAGAGGAAAAAAAATCTTATGGAGTCGGAGGAATCTCCAATAAACAAATCGCAGCGATAGGAGCTGCAATCCTTACCGCAGGAGGGAAATCTGATT